CGGCGGAGGCGGAGCTCATAGCTGCCATAGCCTGCGCGTACTTCTCATCTGCCTTAGCCTTATGCCGCTCGGCGTTAGCCTTGCGCAGCAAGGGGTTAGGCGGGGCCTCCGTAGCAGCCTTCTTGGACACGACAGGAACGCGTGGTAGAGGAGGTTGTTGCGGAGTGGCCTGCTTCCTTGCTGTTCCCTCAAGGTTGCGGACCATTTGGCGCTCATTAGGCTTCATAAGCTTACCCAATGGCACCGAGGACTTGGAGGATGTCGCCCCTCCCTGCGGCTGCACAGGCTTATCCATCTTCCTGGCAGACTTGAGACCCACACCCGGAACGCTCGGGGGAGGGATGGCCTCAACGGCCGTAGAACGGTGTACCTCATCAACCGCCTCTGCCGTCGGCCCATACTCCAAGGTGAACGCAATAAATTTGCTGCGTTCCTCCTCGGTCGCAAAGGCACGAAGGAAGTAGGCTCGTGGCGGTAAGGTGGAGACAGCGCGAGGAGCGGCAAGCACGAGAATCTCCTCATCGGGCACCTGCTCAAATAACGAGGTGGCCAACTCAGGATCCGTAAATGGTCGCTGCCCCTGCTTGTAGCGCATGCGATAAGAATCGCGTACGTACTGGAACGCCTGCTGATCTCCAGCTGTGAGGAACGCGAACGAGATGAGCGCCTGCATCTTGTTCGCTTCGACAGTCACATCATCCTTCCCGATCCTGCGCAGAACCAGGTTGGACACCACTCGCTCCAATGGCAATACCGGCACCACCACACTAATCTTCTCATGGTTGATCACATATTCCACGGGTACGGGAACAGTGACCAACTGCATACCCAAAAACGGGAGTGCGATAGACAGCTGGGGGGGCAGGCTGGAGACATCACCATCAGCGTCGACGATCTGATGCACTCGTTTTCCATCCACGCGAATGAGCTGCATGTCCAGTGTTTCTGGCTTGATCGGAAATCCGACTGCAGCGGCGGCGGAGACGAGCTGCTTCCTGAAGTGCGCGGCGGTCTTGGCGGATGCCGGGGGATTGAGCTGGCGCCACGCATGCACGAGGCGTGCGGATGCAACCATATCAATCTCCGTGGTCCCGGGAATACCCGAGAATAGACCTTGCTTCTTCAGAATCATAGCGTGCTTGTACGTCAACACATAATGATGCTTGTGGTAGGCGTTGCTGAAGAGTACAAAATTGAGCCACTGAGGTTCAATTCGCGCTCCTGCGTCCAGATACGCCTGAAGTGATTTGCCCGAAGAGAGACACTTAACTGAAATCAAAGCCCCAGTGTCGGGGGCGTACGCGGACAACTGCCACAATGCAT